TGTCAGGTTATACTATTGAAGAACTTCGTTTTGCAGCAATGCATCATGATTTAGGTAAAGTAGGATTTCCAGGAGATGGTAATGAAGTTTATCAAGTAGAAACATCTGATTGGCATCGCAAGAACCAAAACAAGATGTATAAACACAATGAAAACATTCCATTCACCATGGTACCAGATCTATCAATTTGGTTGCTTCAAAAGTACGATGTTAAAATGTCTTGGACAGAATATCAAGCAATTAAGATTCATGATGGGATGTATGATGATGCAAATAAACCGTATTTTGTTGCTCGATCGGCTCAAGCTAAATTAAAAACCAATTTGCCAATCATTTTGCATCATGGAGATCATATGGCAGCGCAGATTGAATTTGAGCGTTGGAGAAATCGTAACAATGAAACACCAAAAGTATCTTCAGAAAAAAGCCGCATTCAAAAAAGTAATGGATTGAAAAATCTAGCAGAAAATAATCCAGATGTTGAACAAACATTGACGGATATTTTTAATGCATTTAAACAGGATTAAGATGGTAGCTGGATTATTAATAGTTATATTGTTATTGTCTGTAATATATCTTTCTTTTAGAGTTTGGTATTTGGCAGGTGCATTAGCAGATGCGCAAGAATATGTCGAAGAATTAGAATCGACTAATCAATACATGTATGATAGAATTTCTAAATCATATGAAGCAATGAAACAAATTGATCGCTTAGGCGCGTTTGAATCAGAAGATGAAGCGGGAACAACTTTTCAATTGTTGAATCAAGTTATAACAGAATTAAAGGAACAATTTGATGCCAGCGAAGCGTAAGAAAAGTAACGTTTATTTTACTAAGATAACAGATTATGCAATTTCTGCATATAACCGTACGGATGTACATTTTGCATTGCGAGAAAAAATATATAGAAGATTTATTTATCCCGCATTCATGAAGATGGCAGAAAACTTAATTAATAAAGTTAAGCCGACTTATATCGATTCAACATTCACGGATTTGCAAACCGATTTGGTTACATATTTAACTGAACGATTGAATAAATTTAATCCAAATGCTGGAAAAGCATATTCTTATTATACAAGAACATCATTTAATTACTTGATTGCAGAAAACCAAAAAGCATATAGTAAATTAAAAGCAGATGCATTAGAAATTGATGTTGACGAACAACGCAATATCATAACAGAGATACATAATGAAGAAATGCAAGAAACATTGCATTATTTCATGGATGCGTATATTGAATATTGTTATGAAAATTTAAATTACATTTTTACAAATCCTGCAGATATCCACGTAGCTGATTCAGTTCTCCATATTTTTGAGAGTAGAGAGAACATAGAAGATTTCAATAAAAAAGCTCTTTATATTTTTATTCGAGAACGTACGGGTTTAGAAACAACTAATATTACGCGAGTAATAAAAGTTCTTAAACAAATATATGAAGAAAAATTTCTCGAGTATGAACGTACAAACTTCGTAAATTTACCCTTTTAATATTTATTATTAAAGGATTTTACGTTATGGACAAGAATGATGAAATATTTAAAGGAACTTCCTTTTCTGACTTAATGTCCGATGTCTATCATAATTCTAAAAAGAAGGATAGACAAATGAATCAATTGATAGCATCGTTGCAGCCATTAATAAAAAATGCATCAGATGCTACGGTAGTTATGCCATTGATCAAGGACATTTTAGATGTATCAATTAAAAATGATGATCATCTAGTTAAATTAACTGCAATTGTGCAGCGATACATTTCAACAAAACAAACAATTACTGGTGCTGATAGTTTGCTATCAGATGAAGAAAAACAACAATTGTTACGAGTTGCTGAACAAACTCTATCGAGTGATTTAGAAGAATTAGATGACTTTAGTCAGGAAGATAAAATTCTACAACAACGTGCCAATCAAGTAAAAGAGCAAATCAGTAAAGGTTTAAATGAATAATGTACAATTTCATATCGGAGAAGTTGTTGCAAATAATACTACGTATGATTATAGTGTTGAAAAAAACTTTGAAATACGTGTTATAACTTATAGTGATTTTTATAATCGCGAAGAATTACGAGCAATTCCGTATGATAGTAACGTTAAAAAAATACCTGCTATTGGCGAACATGTTTTATTAGTATGCGGACTATCTCAAGAAAATACAAAAGATTCTATTTATCCGCAATGGTATTATTTATCATCATTTTCTATTAATTCAGATCCAAATGATAATAAGCTGTCAGAATATACAAAATTACATTCTGATATAACCGGTTCTATTAATTTAACATCTAAACAAGTATCTTGGCTTCAGCCATTTAGTGGCGATTTAACATTCGAAGGACGTTTTGGACAAAGCTTACGTTTTTCTAGTACAACTAAACAAACTTATTCAACACTACCAACATGGACCGGTCAAGTAGAAGGCGATCCTATTATCGTTTTATCAAATGGTAGAAAATTTGATCAATCGAAATATGTAGTTGAAAATGTTAATGAAGATGCTAGTTCATTGTATTTAACTAGCACACAAAAAATTCCAATTTTATTAGGCGATAAAAATAATAGGAATCCGTTATCTTGTTATGCTCCCAATGAATCTTCATATGAACGATCTCAATTTATTGGAGTAGCTGATAGAATCATATTAAAAGCAAAATCAGATATTGCCGTTATAGATTCGCCACGTGGTATTGTATTGAATACTACAGGTGAAGTAAAAATTGGAAATGATGAAGCTAATATTAGTTTAGTTCATGGAGATGTATTATTAAATATTCTACAAAAAATATTGAATCAATTATCTCAACCAATACAATGTGGTTCTGCACAAGGAACATTTATTAGTCGAACTAATTTAGCCGCGGCTCAGAATGAATTACAAAATTTATTAAATTCTAAATATTTTATAACTAAAGATACATATTAATTATGAGTTCTATAACGCCGCCTCTAGATTTGATACCAACGTTGCCTGGTAAAGCTGCTTCAGCATTAATGTCTCGAATAGATCAACAAGCTGATAACTTGGTTATACAAGTTAATAAAACTATACAAGATTCTATAAAATTACCTAGCAATGTTCAATGTAATGATCCTAGAATACAAAACATCAAAGCACAATTGTCGGAGGTACAAAATCAAATTAATTCAATTCAACAAAATATTCCTAAAATTCAACAAACAGTTGATAATATTAAAACTGCAGTGCAAACAGCACAAGCAATTAAATCTATTATAACTGTAGCACAACTATCAAATCCGATAACCGCGCCACTATTCATTGCAATGAACTTAATGGCTATACAAGATGCATTAATTGTTAATAGTTTAGGTGCTTTGCAATCATTTTCAACACTACCTACATCATTAACATCTAAGTTTCAAACTATAACACCGGTGCTATCAGAAGCATTAAAAAATGTTGCATCAGCTTGTAATAATGCAATTGATGATATTTCTATACCAAATGTTGAAGGTATTACTGATTACAATGATTTAGTTGATACTGAATTTTATACTGAACAAAATGTTTCAGATTCCGATTTAGATTTAAGATCAGATACCATACAATCATTGATTGAACAACAACGAAATTTAATTACATCATTGTTAGAAGCTCCGAGTCAAGTTTATAAACAAAATGGTGCTCCGGACAATAATCTAGGTAAATCTGGTGATTATTATGTAGATCTAACTACTAATAAGATATATGGGCCTAAAACTAATGTTTGGCCGATACCCGTAAATTAATATTTAGTATATTTATATATAAAGTATTCATATGGATTCAAAAACACTTGTAAAAGCACTTAAAATAGCTGTACGTGAGGTTATTAAAGAAGAATTAACAGAAATTCTTCGAGAAGGTTTACAATCTACTATTACAGAGATGAAACAACCAACTCGTACAACAAAATCGCCGGCTCATAGAAATCAGCCGCAAGCACCTGTAAAGAAATCAAAAGTTCAATTTGTTGATAATAAATGGGCTTCAGTATTAAATGAAACTGATGCTTTGATTGAACAGACACCTGGTGCAATGAATAGTTTTGCAGAAATAATGAATGAAGGTATGCAAGATATACACATGACATCTGCAGATGCAAAGGGTTTTGGAGCAATGCGCCAGAACATGAAAGAAGCAATGGGTATGGCACCTGTAGCACCTAAAACAATGGAAGACCCAGAAACGGGTAAAACATTTGAAGTTCCGCAAGAAGTTCAACAAGCAATGACACGAGATTATTCTGCTTTAATGAAAGCAATGAATAAAAAGAAAGCTAGTTAATGCCATATCAAATAGTAAATATTGCAACAAAAAACTCATTAAATACCGCTTTAGGTATTAACTTACCATTTACTGGGCAATTTGTTGTATTTAATTCTACATATACAACTGATGCACAGGCATTAGCAAATTTAAAAAATTTACTTTTAACATATAAAGGCGAAAGACTTTTTCAACCTAATTTTGGAACAAATTTACCAAAAGTTTTATTTGAGCCAAATACGCAAGAATTAAAACCAGTTATTTCAGATATAATTTCAGACGCCGTTGACTATTGGTTACCTAATATAAATTTGGTTAACATCGATGTTGTAACCGCTGAAGATGATCCTAATTTACCCCACGAATTGAAAATTACAATTACATTTTCAGTTCAACCCACATTAGGTGTTGCGTCTAATAATTCAAAAAGTTATGATACAGAAAATAATTTAAGTCAATTAGTGTTAGCTGTAAATCAAAATCAATTATTGGTATTATAACATGGAAACAAAAAAAGATATATCGTATTTAGGAAAAGATTTTAGTCAATTCAAACAAGGCTTGATTGATTTCACTAAACAGTATTTTCCAACATCATATACTGATTTTACTGATGCAGCACCAGGTGTTATATTTTTAGAATTAGCTGCATATGTTGGAGATGTATTGTCATATTATGCAGATAATAATCTTAAAGAATCCATGTTAGAACAAGCAACTGAACGTGCTAATATTTATGATATTGCAAAAAGTTTAGGTTATAGTCCTAATAATGTAGTTCCTGCATATGTTACATTAGATGTATTTCAATTAGTGCCATCTATAGGTACAGGTGCAAACGTAGCCCCGGATTTTAATTATGCATTATCAATTAAGCCAGGTATGCGTGTTAAACAATCAAATGGAAATGCAGTATTCCGTACGTTGGATAGTATAGATTTTAATTTTTCATCTTCAATTGATACAACCGATATTACTATATATGAAACTGATTCTGCTACGAATTTACCAACATATTATTTATTGAAAAAACAAGTTCGTGCAGTATCTGGAAATGTTAAAACGGCAACGTTTACATTTGGCACTCCGATTGCATATGATAAAGTTGTATTGCCTGATTCAAATATAATT